TATCAGTACAAGATGTTAAATTATGTGTAACCATGTGCAACCGAACGCGCACGAAGCGCCGGAAAGCCTTTATTTATCAATGGTTTTCACGATTGAACGCAAACCACGAAAAACAAGCCGTATTTCCTACGTTGTGCGCCAAATGTGCGCCGGAAAGGTTGATACATGGTAAAGCTGATAGGTAACAAGCCGTGGTATTTATGCCCCGTATGCCAACGGAAAATGTTTGTTGTCAGGAGCGGCGCGGTATGTCGCGGCGTTATGGCAGCGTGTAAACAATGCGGAGAGGTGCGGGAGGTCATCATCAATTACCGCGAGATCAAAACGGGGGTGTCTACAACAAAAAGCGGATAACACAGCGCAAAAGAAAAAGGAGGCTCACCCAATGGCAAGCATACGGAAGATAAGCGAGAACAGTTACAAGGTCACGGTATCACGCGGCAGGGACGCAGGAAACAAGCAGATACGCCATTATATGACGTGGACGCCGGAAAAGCCCATGACAGAAAAGCAGATGGAAAAGGCCGTGCAGAAAGCGGCGTATGAGTTTGAGAAGCAAATAGAACTCGGCTTTAGGCCGGACGATAGCCGGACGTTCCGGGAATACGCAGAGTATTTCATAGAGCTGAAAAAAACGCAGGGGCATACAGCGGGAACGATTCGCGGGTATGAGTGGGTAAAGCGGCGGGTTTATGAGGGTATCGGCGATATGAAACTTGTAGACATTCGACCGCACCACCTAAACAAGCTATACGCAAAGATCGCGCAGCCCGGCACAAGAATAAACCGCTTGTACTGCTATCCCAAAATTGAGATCAGACCGTTTGTAAATAGCTTTGGAGGCGTCAACAGGGTTAGCAAAGACAGCGGAATAAATACGGACATAATTACCCGCGCTTGCCGTGGGGACAGGCTTACACAAACCGCCGGTATGCGTCTGGCGTCGGCTCTCGGTCTGGACTTCAAGGCCGCATTTCGCACGGAGGAAAACAAAGACACGCTTACAAATGCGATGATCGAAAAGCACCATGTCTTTGTGCAGATGGTTCTTGATGAAGCAGAAAAGGACATGATAATCATGTACAACCCGGCGAGGCGTGCAACCGTCCCGAAACGAAAGGCGGAGCCGAAGAAAGATAAATGCTTGCAGCCCGAAGAGCTTAAAGCGTTTCTTGACGTTCTCGACGGTGAGCAGATCAGAACTAAGGCGATGTTTTACACGATGATCTACACCGGAATGCGGCGCGGCGAGCTATGCGCCTTGCGCTGGGATAAGATCGACTTTGAAAAAGGGCAGATTCTTATAGACGCTGGCATAACTTACACGAAAGAAACCGGTATAGTATACGGGCAGACAAAAACCGGAAACGTCCGGTATGTTTCTATTCCACCGGCTCTTATTTCCACCCTTAAAACATATCGGAAATGGTTTATTGAAGAGCGTTTCCGGCTATGCGGTGCGTGGGAAGATAGCGGCTTTGTATTCTGCCGCTCTCTCGGCTCTGTCATGGCGCCAACAGATGTTAATATTCTTTTATCGAAGCTCTGCGAGCGGCACGAAGTCCCACACATACACCCGCACCAATTCCGCCATACCGCCGCAAGCCTTATGATCGCCAACGGTACGGACGTGGTAACGGCGGCGGGCGTTCTCGGCCACAAGAACACAAAAACAACGCTATCCGTATATGCTCACGCGATAGACACGGCAAAAGAAAAGGCCGCAAATACTATGGAATCGGCTATAGAGGCTTGCAAAATCGGATAAAACATGATATAATACTAAGCAATCGAATGAAAAAACGTGCATGGAAGAAATTCCCGCACGAATGAGCCTATGAGCCTATTACGGTCGCTTGGTAACAGAGCGAACGCGATAGGCTCATTTTATTTTTTCGGACTTTGAAAGGAGAATACAGCATGGCGAAACTTAGAACGCTTCCGAAAGCATACGACTACTTCAAGGAGAAAGACCCGGATTCCGCGCTTACGAAAAACTATTTCCGCACGCTGGTAAAGACCGGCGCTATTCCGTCGGTACGGCTCGGGAAAAACTTTCTGATTGACGTTGAAACGCTCGATCAGCACATAGCGAAAGCCTTTAGCGGCCTCTGAAAAGGGGAAACGCGCCACGCGAGGGGGTACTATGTCCAAATCGAGCCGGAAACGGTATCAGGCGAAGCGCCGGGAATATAAGCAGATCGAGGAACAGATAGACCGGCGCAACGCCTACGGACTACCAGACCCGACGCCGAAAGCGGCGGTTGACAAGATCATACAAAAAGAACGGAGGATAAAAACATGAACGACAAACAGAGAATGGAGAAACTCGCCGATATTGCAGTATTGGAGCGTAAACGCTGATGGACAAAACGAAGGAGATCACCATGAAAGAATTTGCGGAGATGGATAAGCGTCCGCAGTATTTCAACTTTTTTCTTGAATCGTGCGAGACGTTGGCAATGCTCGACAACGAGGGCGCGGGAAAGGTAATTCACGCAATCGCGGATTACTTCATTGACGGCGATACGCCGGAGGACTTGCCGACGTTCACGAAGAGCGAGCGCCGGGCGTACAACCGTATCAAGCGCGGATGTGATGATAGCTGCGCTCTATGGTATGCGAAAGTTACCGGAGGAAAAGAGGGGGCAAGAAAGCGCTGGGGGGGAAAAACCGAAGAATAAAAATAGGTCTCCTATAGGTCTCCTATAGCACTCCCACCATTTTGCTAATAGCAACTCATAACTCATAACTCGTAACTCATAACACATAACAGTAAGCATCCCTACGGGATGCCATTAAAGGGAAGCACAAACGCGGGGCGTTTGCACTTCTGCGCTTGTGTTATGTATGCATTTTCCCCGATGTTGTTTACAGCTTCCCGGATAATGCATACATTTCCCGGCTTAATGGTAACATCCCGCACGAAAGGAACGGACAGAATGAATCTTAGAATCTTCCGCATGACAGCGAAAAAGGCGTATGACAGCATGGAGGACACTGTAAACCGGTATTCTCTGGAACAGTACATAGCAATTTTTGAGCATTTCTTTTCCCGGTACGCCGAGAAGCGCGGAGAAGATCACCCGCCGGTAGGATGCGGAAACATCCGGCGTATCATGGAGCGGATGCCGTACACGGGCGCAAAGGATGAAAGCATCGGCGGGCGGGATATGTTCGACTACACGGCGGATATGTACCCGGCAATGATAGATCAGTATTTCCGAACGCGCTTTTTCCCCGGATGTGATTACCGCATATTTCACTTTATGTGCGGCAACGTTCGGGAGCTGCGTTTATATGAAATCTTGCTCGGGCGCGAAACTGCGGAGGCGTGCGCGGACGGCATGGACAACATCAAGAACACGAAGGAGGGCAAAGCATGACAGAGCAGAAAAGACGATGCAGACAGGTGAAAGAAAACCTTGCAGAGAAAACGAAAGAGCTTTTGATGGACGGCATAGACGCCGTACACAAGCTACAGCCCGTTGTTGAGGGCATGAAAGAGCAGATCAAGGAGGCGCGGGACGATGCCGACGATTGAAGAAGATGCGCGTATGTTCTGCCCTCTCCGTGACGGGAGAAACGTCGCGGCGGACTGCATCGGGAAAGAATGCGCGTATTTTGGGGAGTATGTTTGTATGCGCGTCTGTGTCTCCCCCGCCGTCGGTAAGCTCTGCCCGATGCCTTACCACGGGGTATGCAATGGAAACTGCGGATTCAACAAGAGAGGGGGGAAAGACTGATGCAGACATACAAAGCGGCGCAGCTGGTTCTTGAAGCCGTGGACGGTCTGAACGCCGGACAGATTCAAAACATTATCGGAATGCTGCACGAGTACAAGCAGAAAGCCGCTGTAGTGCGTTCTATGGTGGCGGGCGTATCAAATGACGCAGAACTTGAAAAAATGATTCTGACGCACTTTAGGGGCGTTTAACAAGGAGGTAAAACATGAGCGAAATTAGAGAAGCGATTACACAGCGGCTTACGGGCGGAAACTTTAACGCGCTGGATGCGGTGAGCCGCGAGGACTTCCCGGACGATGAAAGCTATCTCCGGGCGGCTACAAAGATTCAGCTTGAGAGAAGCACGCCGGAGTATCAGCGGGCGTATGCTTCCCTTGCGGCTGAATACAGCAAGCGGCAGGAAGAGAAGCAGCGAGCGGCGAACGAGGCGCGATACAAGGAGCTTTCCCGCACGGTGCAGCTTGATTCCGTCGAGCTTGGCAACGTAGAGAAGAAAGCGCGGGAAGCGGCACAGAGAGACCTTGCAGCAAAAAGAATCGATCTTTCCGGCGTGGGCGCGGCTATTGAGAAGTACGCGGCGCAGTTTGAGAAAGAGGAACGGGAAAGCAAGATCGGGCGCGTTATGCTCAATGAGCTTATCCGGGGCAGATAAGGAAATAGCATCCCGTAATACTGCGGGGTGCTTTCTTATGCCCGGATTTATGAAAACAAATGCTTTTGAGGGGGTGAGGTTATAAACCGGATACGGGACGAGGACATATTAGAGGCGCTTCTTACAACGCCAACACAAAAGATGGCGGCTAAAAAGCTCGGATGTACGCCGGTAACGATTTCGCACCGAGTAAGCAACCCGGAGTTTCGTAAGAAGTACGACGAAGCCAGAGAAGGCTTGATAATATCAACGCGAGATATGCTTCAACGCTCAACGTGTAACGCAGTATCTACGATGGTAGCAATCATGCAGGACGAAAGAGCATCACAGCAAACGCGGCTCAATGCAGCAGAGGCCATATTAAAGCACGGCGCACGGTATACGGAGATCGGGGACGTTTTGGAGCGCATAAAGGCGCTTGAGGCGAGCAATGAGGAATGACATAGAAAAGCGTCTTGCAGCTCTCGAAGCATCAAAGAAGATCGCCGACGAGCTGAAAGAGCGGGCGGCGCAGCGGGACATAACGCAGCATATAGCCCCGGTATACGTCCCTCTCCATGAGGATATACAGGCGCAGCGGCACAGCATATACAATCTTCCGGGCGGTCGCGGTTCCGGTAAATCCTCCGTCGCCTCTCTGGAAATCGTGAACGGCATAATGAACGACAGCACGGCGAGCGGGATTTGCTTCCGGCGTGTCGGCGCTACGCTGCGGGAAAGCGTCTTTGCACAGATCGAATGGGCGATAGATACGCTTGATGCGTCGGATTTATGGACGCTTACCACAAGCCCCATGAGAGCGACGTACAAGCCCACGGGACAGGCGATTATCTTTCGCGGTCTGGATGAGGCTACAAAGCTAAAATCAATCAGAGCGCCGGGGAAAACCTATTTCCGGTTTATCTGGTATGAAGAGGCTTGCGAGCTTCCGGGAGAAAGAACGCTGCGCAATGTTACGCAATCGGTACAGCGCGGCGGAAAGGTGTTTACCATCTTCCGCACGTTTAACCCGCCGATAAGCCTTAACAATTGGATGAATCGGCTTGTAAACGTGCCGGATGATCGAGCCTTGACCGTGCGCACAGACTATACAATGATGCCCCCGGAATGGCTCGGCGAGGCGTTCATAGAGGAAGCCGAACACCTGAAAGCCGTTAACCTTGACGCATACCGACATGAATACATGGGCGAGCCGATAGGCGCGGGCGGCGAGGTATTCCCCAATGTCACAGTACGGACGATCACGGATGAAGAGATCGCCGGAATGGGATACTTCTATGACGGTGTTGATTTTGGCTTTACGATAGACCCCGCTTGTTATATCCGCGTGAGCTATAACCGAAAGACGGAAGAGCTTTATTTGCTGGATGAGATATACAAGCGGCGCTTGCGAAATTCAGAGCTTGCGGAACTGATGCGGGGAAAGTATAAAGCATGGTCTAATGTTATGCCGTTTACTGATGGCGCAATGGTGGCTTATTGCGACAGCGCAGAGCCGAAAAGCATAGTTGATCTACGCGCAAACGGCATAGATGCGAGAGAGACATACAAGCGCCCGGACGCCGTGCGATACCGTATAAATTGGCTCCAACACCGGAAGATCATCATTGACCCGGCACGCACTCCGAACGCCTATAAAGAGTTTACGGAGTACGAATACACGACGGACAAGGACGGCAATATTACCGGAGAACTGCCCGACGCGAACAACCACGCCATAGACGCCGTAGCGTACAGCCTTACGCCGGTTATATGGAATTACGCGGGGGAAGCCGGAATAGACAACAGGCCGACACCGGCGAGACCGCTTGAATGATTAGGGGGTGAAACAATGTGCTATGTAACGATCAAGTGCCATAACTGCGGGGCGGCGTCAACGCTCTATGACGGTATGGCGGCAAGGTGTCCCCATTGCGGGGCAACCATCCCGGAGAAAGCCGCCGGGAAGCTCGAAAACCTTTTAGGGTGTGCGCGGGAGATCGACAAGGATTTACGCAGCGCAGCCGAACAGGGCGCAGAGCTTTTCACGGTGGAAGTCAGAAACTTTCATGTACCGGCGCACAAATCGAAATGGTGAAAGGATATTGACCCATGAGCAAGCCCCGCTTTCGCTGGTGGGGTTACATGAAATCCGCAATTAGAGCATACCCGGAGCTTTGCGACAAGCTCCAAACGATGAAGAATCAGAGCATAACCCCGAATTACAGTTTTTCAGCCGGAGGCGGCGGAGCGTCCAGAACGGCAGAGGCGGCGGCGCTGCGCGAGCTGACGGGCATTGAAGCCGTAGAGTACGACGCGGTACGGCGAGCCATAGAGAACACCGGAAAGCTCAAAAACGGAGCGGAACGGCAAGCCCTTATTGACATGGTTTTCTTTAAGCAAAGCCACTCATTAGAGGGCGCGGCTATGGCGCTTTTCGTATCGTACCAGACGGCCAAACGCTGGCACAATGATTTTATTCTGGAAGCCGGTAAATGCTACGGCTTGTTAGACGGTAATTTCGGAGGTATGCGCAATGAATGAATTTATGGAAGCCCTCTGCAAAGACGATCTTTCCAAACTCCGGTATTACGAACGGCGCATAGCCGAGATACCGGACGAGATCGCAGAGGAACAGGCACAGTTAACGTCTATTAAAAGCTCAACGACCGGCTCGACACCGGTACAGGGCGGCGGGAACAAGCGCGAGGAATGGCTTGTATCAGCTCTCGACCGGATAGACCGGCTAAAGGCAGATTTAAGCTATTTCGAGGGTAAAGTACGGCTTACATACCGGGCGCTTGATATGCTCGACCCGGACGATAAGAGAATCCTTATTGTGTTTTATGTCGATAAGCTGAAACGCGGTGCGGATGTCCTTATGGATGAGCTTGATATAGACGTTCGTACCGTATGGCGCAGACGTGCGGGCGCATTAGAGGTCTACTGTACCGCACGGTATGCAAGCCGATAAAGCAGAATGGAGAGTGAAAAAACATGGTTACATTTCCGGCATTTTGGGGCGGCGTTATCGCAACGCTCGCTTGTGAATTTGCGGTGCTGCTTGCGTACTCTATCGTGTATGCATTCCGGCACAAATAAGCCCTTACGGGTGAAAGGTGGTGAAACAGATTGAAAGATATTCGGTTTAAGGTCGGCATAGACGATAGCAAGGCGGCGCGGGAGCTTGCCGCGCTGAATCGCGCTATTGATAATCTGAAAAGCAAGATCAACGATGCGGCGCAAGCGAAAATAAACCTTGCCCCGCAGCTCGACGAGGCAAAGCAGAAAGCCGAAGAGACGGCGGCGAGCGTGGCAAAGCTGAAAGAACAGCTTGCAGCGAGCGAGGCAAAGACCAACAGACAGGGGAAAATACGCGCCGTTGATTTTGTAGAACAGGAAAATATTAAAAAGCAGCTTGCCGAACAAGAGGCGATTTTGGAGCAGCAGAAGAACACCGTTTCAGAGCTTCAAAAAAACTATGACGATGCGGCGCGGTCGGTAGATGTTAATACATCCGCGCTGCAACGCTTGCAGAAGCGGCAGGGGATTCTTTCAAAGGTCGTATCCGGTCAAAGGATTTTCGGCGGTATCGGAGCCGTTGCCGGTCGTGCGAAAGATGCGATAGCCGAGAAAAGCAGCCAAATGAAAGACGGCTTTTCCGATATGTTCAAGAAAGGGCTGAAAAGCGCCTTGCTATTCGGCGTCGGACTTCGTACCGTGACGGCTCTTGTAAGCAAGATGCGGCAATACGTCACGCAAGCGGTATCCGAGTTTGCGAAGAGCGACAAAGAAACGCAGGGCAATATAAACGCGCTGAAATCTTCCCTCACGGGGCTGAAAGCCTCTTGGGGCGCGGCGTTCGCGCCTGTCCTTAACGCGGTAGCGCCCATACTGCAAAGGCTCATTGCTATGCTCAATTCCGCAGCGCAAGCCGTAGCGCAGTTTATGGCGGTGCTTACCGGTCGCGGCTCATTCAAAAAGGCGGTAGACAGCACCGGGCAGCTTTCGGACAATCTCGGCGGCGCAGCCGGGAACGCTAAGGAAGCAAAAAAGCAGCTCATGGGTATAGATACCCTTACCATTGCGCAGGACACGGACAGCGGCGGAGGTGGAGGCGGCGGAAGCGGCGCGACAGCGTTTGAAGATACAGCCGTAGACGCTGAAAGCCTCCCGGCGAAGATCGCGGCAGCAATCAAGGCCGGGGAATGGGCGCAAGCTGCGTCCCTGCTTACCGGAAAGCTAAATGATATGATCGCTTCCGTGGATTGGGCGGGTATCGGCTCTCAGCTCGGCGCGTATCTGGACGGTGCTTTGACGTTCCTTGCGGTAGCGCTGACAACGTTTGATTGGATGGGGCTTGCTGGGAATATTGCTACGTTCCTTAGCAACGTTATTTCCTCCGTAGATTGGCGGAATCTCGGCATTCTGTTTACGGCAAAATTCCGAATTATCCTACATGGTTTAGTCGGATTTATTCAGAATTTCGATTGGGGCGCGGCTATGTCGGCGCTGTCTCAATTCGCCGTTGGTCTGCTTAACGGGCTTACGGATGCAATACGTTCTATTGATTGGCTCATGCTCGGTCAGACGATCTATAACGGCGTAATAAGCGCTTTTCAAAACATAGACTTTGCCGGGATTGTGAAAGCAGTTACGGAACTTAGCGGCGCAATATGGAGCGCTACTATTGATCTTCTGCGCGGCATAATCGGCGAAGCGTGGCAATCTGTCGTTAATTGGTGGAATGAAAACGCTATACAGGACGGGGAATTTGTTTTTCTCGGTCTGCTGCAAGGTCTCTGGAACGGTGTAAAAAATATCGGTCTTTGGCTTTGGAATAACATCATTAAACCGTTTATCGACGGCTTTAAGGATGGTTTCGGTATTCATTCCCCGTCTACGGTTATGGCAGAGATCGGCGGTAACATCATGGCCGGATTGAAGCAGGGCGTTTTAAACAAGATCAATAACGTTATACAGGCGTTCGGGCAGCTTAAACAGAGAATCACGGACAAGCTGCGCAGCCTTATTGACACGGCGCGAAATATCAATTGGGCGGACATTGGTACGAACATCGTTAACGGTATTATCGACGGTCTGAATCGTGCTTGGCAATGGCTTACAGGAGCAATCCAGCAGATGTGCAGAAACCTTTTACAGAGCGCAAAGAACATTCTCGGCATTCACTCCCCGTCTAAGGTTTTCCGGGAGCAGATCGGCGAGAACATCGGCGCGGGCATTGAAGAGGGCTTAGGCGATTCCGAGAGCGGATTAACGGCGCAGATGCGGTCTATCTCTTCCGGATTGATCGCGGAGGCAAACCGCTTTTCTATCGGGGAACAGCTCGCCAACATGGGCGGCTTTCGTATGCCCGCCGTTGCTATGGGCGGCGTAGTGCCGCCGAATGCGTTTTCCGGTTCTGGCGGTTATGGCATATCCCCGGAGCTTGAAAGCAAGCTGGACGCGCTTCTCGACCGTTTAACAGGCAATAAGCAGCCGATAGAGGTACACACGACGGTAGAGCTTGACCGGCGCAAAGTTGGCGAAAGCGTTTACACCTACACCGAAGAGAGAAACCGCGGACGCGGCAAATAATTTTCAGGAGGATAAAAAATGAAAAATATCTCTGTATCGAACGTTCAGGAATACAACATCAACGGGAAAGTGGTTATCCGCTTTAACCCGATGGATACCGGCTTTGTAAAGCGGTTTCTTGCAGCGTGTGAAGAGCTGGCAAAGCGTCAGGAGGCTTTCGGCAAGGAAGCGGAGGAAGCCCCGGCGGATAACTTTTTCCCTGTCGCGGAAAAGTCGGATACCGATATGCGCGAGATCATCAACGGGCTTTTCGGCGAGGATGTATGCAAGCCCATTTTCGGGGAAATGCACCTTACGGCGCTTTCGGACGGTCTGCCGGTCTGGTGCAATCTCATGCTTGCGTTCATGGATGAGATCACGGAAACGGTCGAAGAGGTCAAGGGCAGCAAAGCAGAAGTCAATCCGAAGCTGCAAAAGTATCTCG